GTCTTTAGTCTGCCTGCTACTGCTGCGGTAGGTTCGGTCATTGCGGTTCAAGGGCATGGTGCTGGGGGTTGGATTATCAATGCTAGCAGCGGTCAAACAATTGCTGGTGGATCTGAGGTTTCAACGTCTGGTGGCAGCGTAGCGAGTCAAGCGGGTATTGATAATATATACTTGCTTTGTGTTGTGGCGGATACCGAGTGGCGTGCAACAACCGCTTACTCTCAGGGATTAACTTACTCTTAAAGGGGTTTTTAAAAATGGCTATAAATAATATTTTAAATAACAGTTTAGTAGGACAATCCGGGGATGGCGCGTTCGCCGGTACTGAGCAACCAGCGTTCTTAGAACCAAGTGCCGATAACTTTATCAGTGGTGCTACCGTAACGGCAACTGCTGCGGGTACGACCACTTTGTTAGTTTCAAGTACACAAACACAAATCTTCACAGGGGTTACTACTGAAACCATCGTATTGCCAGTGGTTACTACTTTCCCACAAATAGGGGTTGAGTATTTAATAATTAACGAATCGACAGGCACGCTAACTGTTAACTCTTCGGGTTCTAACTTAGTGGCTACTATTCCCGCTGGAAGTTGGGCACGTGTAGTTTGCCAATTAATTACTGGTACTACTGCGGCCTCTTGGGTGGCTCAAGTTTCTGCCTCTCCTGCTGCGGCTTTTGCGTGGGTTCCTGTTGCTGGCACAACTCAAGCGGCAGCGGTTAACACTGGTTATATCTCTAACAACGCAGCTCAAACAACTTTCACAGCTCCGGCTACTGCTGCGGTTGGGGATGTTATCATCGTTAAAGGTGTTGGTGCTGGCGGTTGGATTATGACAGCAAACACAGGGCAAACAATCCGTTTAGGCACTGCGGTTACTGCGTCTGCCGGTACTGTAACAAGTGCCAATGGAAATGATAGTTTCAAAATGACTTGTATTGTGGCTAACACCACTTGGTCAATTGATTACGCCATTTCTACAGGCTTAGACTTAGTGTAATTTTAAATACCGGACACTTATAAGGATGCTATAAGTGTCCGATTACTAAGGATTATACAATGACGATTAATACCGTTTTAAACAAAATAATTACTCCGAATCCTACGGCTAACGCGATCCCTCAATTTGATGCTAATGCGAATTTATCCGGTAATAATGTGATAAGTAGTTTTGCTAGTACAGTTCGAAGCGGCGGAGCAACTTATCCGCTAACCGTAACTAGTGCCGAAAATCAGCAGTTTACAAGTTCAGGGGGGTTAGATTCGGTATTATTGCCATTAACGACTACCCTTGTTGCTGGCATATCTTATACGATTATTAATAACGGCTCTAGCTCTTTAACGGTTAAAGACTCGACCAATACTAATACAATCTATTCGGTGCCAGCAGCTTATGCGGTAACTTTTATTTGTGTTTTAAATTCAGGAGCAACGGCTGCCTCTTGGTATATCGCCCAACCATTTAGACCGGTCGTTGAGGGTACGTTTACACCTACTTTTACGTTTTCCACTGTAGGTGACCTGAGCGTGGCATATACTGCCCAAACTGGTTTTTATAGGCAATTTCCTACTCCTACGGGTTCTCTTACTTGGATGTACGGTGTATGTTCGTTTACACCTACTTTTACAACCTCGGCCGGGCAAGCTAGGCTATCTTTAGCAACCCCCCCCGCAAATATATCCCCCGTTAATGGTTATATATTTTTACCTTTGGCTCAAGGGGTAACTTTCGGCGCGGGCAATACCTATGCCTTTTTGCAAGGTGCGGGAGGTAGTACAATCTTTAGTATATGCGCTCAAGGTTCAGCGAAAGCCGCGGGAAGCACATCTAATTTGGCGCCCGCCAATTTCACAACAGCAACGGCTTGTTCATTGCAATGGGAAGGTTGGTATAGAAGTGGTTAATTTTAACTAAGGAGAACACCATGTTGCATATGTTAGTAACGGCATTAGTACAGGCAGTAGAGCAAGAGCTAATCAAAGCGGCTCCTGCTGTTCAGCAGATGATTGCAAGTCAGATTCAATATCTGGCGGAATCGACATACAAATACATGACATCACCAGGTGTGTGCGGAAGTGCTGACGATGTTGAAGAAAGTGAAGAAAAGAAATAATACTTGAGGGCGAAAGCCCTCCTATACCACGGAGATTAAAATGTTATTAGAAAAAATGAAAGAACGTTTAGCGCATATGGAGCAAAGCGTAGAGAACAGTGCGGTTCGATACGTGAATGCCGAGAACCAATTGAAGCAGATGTTAGCAGACCACAATGCGATAGTAGGCGCTAAATCTGAGATTGAGAACTCGATTGCGATGATTGAAGAGGAAGCCGCACGATTAGCTGCTGAAGAAGCCGCACGATTAGCTGCTGAAGAAGCCGCACGATTAGCTGCTGAAGAAGCTAATAGACTAGCCGCAGAAGAATATAACTAATGCCTTTACCCTTCGCTTTCGATTTTAAGAAACCCGATTACAAGCAAGTTTTTGATGCGCGCATTGAGAACCTAGCGCGATTGCGTAAAAAACCGAAAGCATTAGCGGGGCTGAAAGCATTTTATAAAGATAACCCCGCCCAGTTCATTATCGACTGGGGGGTTACATTTGACCCTCGAAATGTTGAGGTGGGGTTGCCGACGCTCATGCCATTTATGCTATTCCCCAAGCAAGAGGAATGGGTTCAATGGTTTATGGAGCGATGGAAAAATAAAGAACCGGGCATAACGGATAAGTCAAGAGAGATGGGGTTAAGCTGGCTAACAATAGCGGTATCCTGTTCAGTGTGCTTATTCAATGACGGCGTAGTTGCGGGATTTGGGTCGCGAAAAGAAGAATACGTTGATAAGAAAGGCGACCCTAAATCACTGCTATATAAAGCTAGACAATTTATTGCCCATGTGCCCGAAGAATTCCGACCGGGTTATGATGAACGTAAACATGCGCCATATATGCGTATTGAATTCCCGCATACCGGCAGTGTTATAGCGGGGGAGTCAGGTGACGGTATCGGCCGAGGAGCTCGGGCTTCATTTTATGTTGTCGATGAATCTGCGTGGATGCCAAGACCTGATTTAATTGATGCGTCATTATCACAAACGACCAATTGCCGCATAGATGTTTCAACTCCTCGTGGCATGAACAACCCCTTCGCTCGTAAGCGTTTTGGCGGGGCGATTAGCGTATTCTCATTTCACTGGCGGGAAGACCCGAGAAAAGACCAAGCTTGGTATGATAAAACGTGCAAAGATATTGATAACCCTGTGGTTATAGCTCAAGAGGTGGATTTAGATTACAGTGCATCTGTTGAGGGTATTGTTATTCCGTCAGCGTGGGTACAGTCGGCTATTGATGCTCACATAAAACTGGGCATAAAACCAACGGGCGTTCGTAAAGCGGGTTTAGATATCGCAGATGAAGGTCGGGATAAAAACGCGTATTGCGGCCGTCATGGAATCGTTCTTGAATATTTAGAAATATGGAGCGGTAAAAGCTCAGACATTTATGAAACTGTAGAACGCGCGATAACTCTTTCTGATATTTTAGATTACCCCGCGATTGACTATGATGCTGACGGGATGGGGGCAGGAGTTAGGGGCGATGCTAAGATATTGAATAGAAAACGTAGAGTCCCTATCATATTTAATCCTTTCAGAGGGTCAGGGGCGGTTTTAGATAAAGAACAATATGTTTTTCAAACCGCATCAGAAGGTACGAATCGGGAACGGGGGCCTACAAATGAGGACTTTTTTGGTAACTTTAAAGCCCAAGCATGGTGGTCATTACGGACTCGGTTTCAAAAAACCCACAGAGCGGTAGTACAAGGTTTAGAATACAACGCTGATGAGTTAATTTCGATATCAAGCAATATTACCGATTTATCGGCATTAATAGCAGAATTATCTCAACCCACGTATAGACAAAACGATGCAGGTAAAATAATAATTGATAAAATAGCTGATGGCGGGTTATCACCCAATCGTGCCGATAGTGCTATGATAGCATTCGCACCCGTATTGCCAGCGCGAAGGAGCGCATTTATATGATGAATTTAATTAAACGGTTTATGAAAAAACCGGAAATTGTAGAAGTCGCTCCCGAGCCTAAAATTAGAGAGAACCCATACCACCCTCGAAATGACTATCTTGACACCTCGGAGCATGAACGCCTTGAGGCCCTATGGGAAGCTAATTTTAAGAATTCCGTGCACAGCTCTATTGCGTTAGATTCTAAAGAGAAGCCTACGTTTGCGATGGACGGGTTGAGTGGTAGTACCTCCGGGTTTTCAGCGGGCGGTATAATCCCTGAACCTCAAGTAATATGGTACGCCCAACAAACATTTATCGGCTGGCAGCTATGCGCGATGTTGGCTCAAAACTGGATTATTGACAAAGCGTGTTTAACCCCAGCTAAAGACGCAAGCCGTAATGGTTTTGAAATAACAGTAAACGAAGAATACAAGGTTACTCCTGAGGTATTAGAAGAAATTAAAAAAGCCGATGTTCGCTACGGATTAAATAAAAACCTGGTTGAATTCGTGCAAATGGGGAGAGTGTTCGGTATTCGTTGCGCACTATTTAATGTCGAAATGGAAACAGAAGACCTACAGAACGAATATTACGAAAACCCCTTCAATCCCGATGCGGTATTGCCTGGTAGTTATCGCGGTATTTCTCAGATAGACCCATATTGGTTGGCTCCTCAACTAGATGCAGAAGCGGCAGGAAATCCTGCGTCTATTAATTTCTATGAACCCACATGGTGGATTACGAACGGTCGCAAGGTCCATCGTTCGCATTTCGTTATTTTCAGAACAGAGCAGGTGCCGGACGTACTAAAGCCCGCATACCAATTCGGGGGCATGCCGATACCTCAGAAGATTTACCAGCGTGTTTATGCTGCCGAAAAAACAGCCGATGAAGCGCCGATGTTGGCCATGACCAAACGGCTTGATATTATTAAAATAGATTTAGCGGCGGCGGCTTTAAACCCAATTGCTTTAAATCAAAGATTGCAGGAGTTCACTCAACGTCGGGATAATTTCGGTGTTAAAACGATTGGCCTGGATGATGAGATGATGCAGTTCGACACAAGCCTAGCGGATTTAGATAACGTGATTATGACACAATTTCAATTAGTGTCTGCTGCGTGCAATGTGCCTTCCGTTAAATTACTAGGCACACCTCCTAAAGGTTTCAACGCTACCGGAGAATTCGAAGAGGCTAATTATCATGAAGAACTGGAGTCCATACAGTCGCATGATTTAACACCATTGATTCAGCGTCATCATTTATTAGTTATACGCTCAGAGATAGCGCCAAAAGCCGGGATAGAGCCATTCGAAACAATTATTAACTGGAACAAACTCGACGCCATGACCGCAAAAGAACAATCAGAGATTAATAAAATAGATGCGGAAGCCGGGCTTGCACTGGTTAATTCTGGGGCTATTGATGGGCAAGACGAAAGAGACCGTTTGAGGAATAACCCTAAATCGGGATATATGAATTTAATCGATGACGCGCCGGATATTGAAGACCCGTTCGAAGGAGAGTAATTGTGCCTAATCCGCCTTTAACTCGAAAACGTGCGAAGTGGGTTAAAAACAGGAACACCGTATTGCTTGGTTCTC